CAGACACCTAGTGTCTGATACTATCGTTCTTTGGAAACAAAGTTAACATAGTTAGTGCTGCTACTCGCTCCAAAACAACCTTCTAATAATCTTGATTATTGATCTGGTCTAGACATGAGAGTCAGATGAAATAAGGAACAGAATCTGTTACCTCATTTGATGTACTTGTGTTGTTTAGCAGCTAAACCTATAAGATAGGTATATTGGCTAAGCAAGAATTACAATATGATCCTCTATGTTTAATTATTTTAAAACATCTAGAAGACCGAAGATTTCTTCGAAAGCTTGGATTTCTCTTCGTGAGATTCCAAGATTCTTTGAAGAAGTCATCTGAGTATCGCGTTTGTCAATATTAAAAGATTCGCTTAGTATTTTACGTTCAAGAATTATAACTTTAGTGAAAAAGAGCGGTTTTCAATTTACTTTTAAGTATTTGAAGACTGTTCTTCACTTAGTTATTAGATTCTTGTCTGGCAGACCAATATTTATATATGCCCCGAAAGGGATGCCATATATCAGTATTGATAAGCACGGTTTACCAAAGATTTTACCTCTTGAGATTCGTCGTTTTCTTATAGATTGCGACTTAACTAAAGATTCAAAATCTATTGGAGCCATACTTTCTTTATTATCCATCTTTAGAGTGTTTCCGACTCATGTTAAACCGAAATTAGATACTATTGTATCTAGTTTTACCGGTTCTATTAAAACTTTTAGTTCTAATAAATTAAAATTAGCATGTTCAGATTTACTTAAAGGATGTATTAAAAGAGAGCCAAACTTTGATTGTAAAATCATTGGTGGTGAGTCAGCTGGTCCGAACGGTTTTAAAGCCGCTTGAACTAGTGGAATCGATGCATTAGCATTTATCCATGAGCCTAAACTTCTATATTCATTATCTTTATGATTTTGAAGATATTCGAAGATTATGCTTATCTGACTGTGATTCTTAATATGTATTGGATTAATTCCTTATACATTATTATATATCTTTTCACCTGTTTTAAGATCAAATCCATTAATAGTTGGTAAGTTATCAACTGTATATAATGTCGCTGGAAAAGCAAGAGTGATAGCTATCACTAATTGATGAATCCAGTGCGCATTTAAACCTCTTCATGATTCTCTTTTTAAAATTTTAAAAGATATTCCTGAAGATGGAACCTTTGATCAAGATAAACCTTTAGATATTTTATTATCTAAGGATCTTGATTCTCAGATATACAGTTTTGACTTATCAGCCGCAACTGATAGACTTCCTATGGAGATCCAACGGGATATTTTAAATATTATATATTCTGGTAATATTGGTATCTTATGATACAATATACTTAAGAATATTAATTGACAATATGATAAATCATATTATAAATATTCTGTTGGTCAACCTATGGGAGCCTATTCTAGTTGAGCTATGTTAGCTGTTACTCATCATGTAATTACTCGTTTAGCTTCTATTGAAGCTGGACACAGTAATTTCTCTGACTACGCTGTCTTAGGTGATGACTTTGTCATTCGTAATGATAAAGTCGCAGATCAATATCTAATAATTATGAAATTATTAGGTGTTGATATAAATTTAGATAAATCTGTTATTTCTAATAGATTTTCTGAATTCGCCAAAAGATTAAAAGGTGTTAATATAAACATCACTCCAATAGGTCCAGGTTTGATCCTGAGATTTATTAGAGATAGATTTTATATTGGTGCTGTAGTTGCAGAAGCCATTAAGTTAAAATGGTTTACCTCTGTTGATAGCGTTCTAAACCCTTTATTAGAACGTTTCCCTAAAAAGGGTAACATCCTAACTCTAGTTTTGTGGGTTTGTTCTGGTGCAGGAGGAGCTTTTGTAGCTAAACCAAAAGGTACTGATCATCCGTTAACGGATAGAATGATACCTATTTATTTTGGTCGTTACATTAACCCGGATAATATAATAATATTAAATGGATTAATATCTTCAATCGGACTTGCTTTTATAAAGCAAATCAGATGAGATCTCCAAGCACAGAAAAAGAAACTAATGCAAGAAATAGAGACTTTATATTCTTTTAAATGAAATAAAGTCTTTGTTTCTCGTACAGTCCCCACAATGATTTTAGAATCATTACTTTTGGCCTTTTCACCAGGTTTCTATTTATATTTATCAAAATTTGATAAAGCTTATAGAGATTTGGAAGAGAAGTTTGAAATCTTGAATCGTGGTTTCACGGATTGAGATGACATTTCTCGTTTAATATCTATGGATACTTCCTTAAACTTTATCTCTATCGACTGAACAAATCGTTCAGAAGTTCGAGATATTGGTAAGAAGTGTAAGCAATTAGTATCATCAATGCAAAAGCATTATGATTTCTATGCGCCTAGTACCAATAAAAGAGATATTAAATTAAAGTATGCTAATCGTATAAATATAGCAATATTTTAATATCCAAACGCTCTATT